CTATACCACCATATTGTGCTACTGATGAGGTTAAGAATGTTACAGATGGAATTGCAGAACCAATTAATGCTGATGCAGATACTGGTAAAGTATATGCTGCGTGTCCGAATGGTACTGCTTGTACAGGAGCTGATGTGTTTAAGTTTGCAACTCTAACATATTTTGAGTTATTTACCCAATCACCACTTTCAGTAATTTTACCTTCTGAATTGATTTCTAATTTTCTATCACCAATTACTCTACTGATATAGTTAGGAGAATTTGGGTCTAAATTTACATTTGAATAAGTTTCTAATACTACTTTCTTTTTATTTGTATCAGCAAACTCTCTAACAACTACGGTAAATGTACCATAATCAGTTCCGTTTACAGAACCAGCTGCTTTAATATTTGTGATACCGATTTTAACTTTTGTATTTGCTGCGTTTCCAGCACCAATTGTTTCAAATTGGAATAAATCGTATCTATCACCACTAATAGTTTGAGATTTGATTGTTGGTGTTAATGCTTCCTGTGCATCGAATGTAAAAAGTTGGTCACCCAATACGGTTACTGAAGAAGATGCACTTGAATTAAATGTTATAGATGAGTTTTTGAAAAATCCATACACATAAGGGTCTTTAGAACCAAACGCAGATGTTCCAAATACTGCCTCAATATCGTTTATATCGGTTACATCCAAAGAAGCAGATACGTTTAATCCACCACCTCTTAATACGAAATCACCTGCTCCTGCATTAGAAGAAGTTAATTGTGCGTCTGCAAAACCTCCGTTTGCACTTCCTGATGTATTAAATAGAATACCTAATGATGCTGATACTGCTCCTGAAGTTGCGGTTAACAATAATGGAGCGGTTTCGGTATATCCACCAACACCACCAACTCTACAAATTGTTGCAGTTCCTGCTTCTCTTAAATAATTTTGTACTGCTAATGGAGTGAGGTATGTACCATCTGCTGCTCCAAATAGTCTTTCAAATTCTGCTTGTGAATTTACGATTGTAGGTACTAATGGTCCTTCTTTAAAAGGTCCAATAAATGCTGCACCAATATCTGCTACCCCTTGTTGTAAGAATGAAAGGTCATTTTCTTTAGTAAATACACCTGGTGATACTATTTTGTCTGCCATTTTATATGCTAATTTAAAATTTTTATTATCTTAATATAAATATTAAAATTATTTTCAAAACAACAAATTACTATTTGTATGTTGGAGAAAAATAATCATATACTTGTGTAATTTCGGTTGATGTTAATACTCTATTATAGAATAGTGCGGGTCCTTGTTGATATGCCCCATTTTGTGTGTAGCCTGCATTTGTTCCGTTATTACCTACAAAAATGTTATACGATGATGTTGCTGCAAATGCACTTAATGCGATATTGCCCAAATTAGTCGTATCTAAATATATTGTGCTACCTGCCGCTGCCGATACTGTTAATGCAACTTGATACCAAACATTTGTAGATGGGGATATTACTTTTCCGTTATTATCACTACCTCTGCTTGTTGTAAATGTCAATTGAGTAATAGTTGCTTGTGTATCTAATGAGAATCCATAATCCACATCCGCACCTTTCTTTTGGAATAACCCAAACGAAGTGGAATTTGTAAATGCAGTTGCTCTTATCCAAGTAATATATGTCATAGCAGAAGTATCAAATTGAGTTATACCACCATTGATATTCGTACTTCTATCTTTATACCAAAATGTAGTAGCTCCTCCTATTGTGAAATACTTTTCTTTTCTACCTACACCATTATTATATCCAGGATTAGTACCAGTTATACCTGCTGCATTTTGAACACCTGCTGGTCTAACACCCGTATTATATCCACTTAAATCTAACCAATCTGCCGTTGTTGTTCCTGCAGTTGATGATGCTTTAGATGGGTCTAAATACATTCTCAATCCAGCAGATGGAATTGGTGGTTGTGTAGTAGTTCCTTTGTTATGTGATACAATACCGTTTGCTAAATAAACGTCAGCATTCTCCACATTTATGGTTACAATTTCAACATCTTCAATTATTACCTCAATATCAGTAATTTCTATCTCATTTAAACCTGTCACCGAATCGTATGTTACTACTAAATCACCTGGTAATACATCTTCAACATTTTTGAAACGATATTTTTCAATTTCACTATCCCAAACCCAAAGAGGGTGAGTTCCAGTTGATTTGATTAAACCATTGTTTAAATCATAATATCCACTTGCAAAGTTAAACACAATATCTGCTACATTTACTTCTTGATATGAACCAGATTGATTTTCTAACATATAGAATCTCCAATCAACTTGGTCTGATTCTGAATCCTGGCCTTCATCTGGTAAACCCGCTGGTACCCACGCTTTAATAGTATCACCTACCGAAAGGTCTTCTACATTTACAATAGTTCCATCCGCTTTAGTTATTTTTGTTCCAAATAATAAACAGAAATCAGGTTGGTTAATTGTATTGTAAACATCTACTGCGTATAATGTTTTAGTAGATGTTGAATTATAGCCAGTTGCTGCTAAATTATAACCATCTTCATACTTCATAGATAATACAGAAGATGCTTCTGAATATGTTGATTGAGCGATTGATGCAGGAGTTATTGGAAATGATGGAGATGCACCTAAAGTGGGTGAACCTACCGTAAAGTTTGCATTATTAAATGTTACTGAATAATTTGCCGAAACACTACCTACTTTACTTCCATGTAATGTACCCGCAGTTCCAAAAGAAAATGTTGCCGCTTCTTCTGTACTTTCTACAATGTAAGTAAAAGTTGGTAAATTTGGGGTTACAGAGTCTATTGCAAATGCGGTAAATGAACTATTAGATGCTCCTCCAGATAGTCCACCAATGGAAACTGCTTGAGATGTTCGGGCTGACCCGCTAACTGCTCTATATAAATTTCCTAATGATAAATTAGTTCTTGGCATATTCGTATGTGTTATTCTCCGTTATAAATATCTAAAAGTTTTTCTTTCCATACTTCTTTGTTTGAAAAGTGCTTTATCATCCAATTTTTAAGTTTTTGGAATTCTATTTTACGGGTTTCGTAACTATCCTCACAAATTAATTGGTAGGTTTTTTTAAATGTTTCCGCATTATTCGCTTTATATTTGTAATCAAGTGGAATATGCCAATCTTCATGTAATATGGGAAGTTTACCGTAATCCACTGCCTCAAATATACCATATCCGAAGGGTTCGTGCTCAAAACAAGAATGAGAGATTCCCCAATCAAGTTCATAGAACCTTTCTTTAAATTTATAATCAAATTTGTAAACTTTGGATTTTTCGAATTTGAATCCATATTTCTTTTTATAGTATTTGTTGAATGTTTCTGAATTTGTAGAAATAAATCCACCTAACCCATCCATATATTCAACATTCTTTCTACCTTCTACTCTAGCGGCGTATCCTATCTCAATAGATTTAGAAAGTTGTTTATTTTGTTTAAATTCATAAACATTTGGGATGTGATATAAATTTTCTGTTTTATACGGAAAATGGTATAATCCTACCCAAACTTTATTTTTAATTTTATTAATTAATTCGCTTTCATATTCCCAATTACCATACCAATGTAAATATTCATCTTTCTCCATTTGTGCCAATAAAGACACTTTTGTTAAATTATGGAAAATAATTGAATCAATCTTTTCCAAATTTTGATGAATAGCTCTGGTTGGAGTGTAATGGCCATGAAGAATATGTATTCGTCTTGCACCTTCTAATATTTCAATGATTTTATCTTCGGATGTTTCCCAAATATGGTCGATATCAATTGGAAATTCTTCATAGTTGTTAGGTCTATGTCTATGGAAAAGAAGAAGTGGCTTCACTTCTAAATGAGGAGCCACTTCTTTTATCCATTCGGTTACCCACATATCAGCACCGCTATTGAACCAAGGACCTCCAGCGGTGGTGTAGTAAACATCATACATTAATTATAAACCTTTATTTCTGCAATTATTTAAATCTATTCGTAATTGTTCTATTTGTAATTGTTGTTCTTTAATACCTTCAATTAAAAGGGCTACTAACTTATCGTATTTAACTGCTTTGAATCCACTTTCTCTTGTCTGAACTAATTGTGGTAATACTGCCTCAATTTCTTGTGCAATTACACCCACATCGTTTCCTTCGTATCCGTGCTCAACTTTGTTTTCTTCTTTCCAATCATAAGTGTTACCACTAATCTTTCTGATTTTGTCGATTGCGTTTTCAATTGGTTTTATGTTTTCTTTGAAACGAATATCAGAAGATGAGAATGCTACTATATCATTTGTTGCATCTATTCTACCTGTAGTTACTGATGCAGCCATACCGATACCTAATGAACCGAATTGAACTGCTGCAGATGTACCGCCACCCGTTGTAGATGATAATGTTACTTGAGATGAACCACTAACTACTGTTTCTGCATTTAATCTTGTTTTTACATCAGTTGCAAAATTTGTAGTAGAACCTGCAGTAATTTGAGATGAACCAGATATTACACCATCAGCATCCAACTTTGATTTAATAGTTGTATTAATTGAAGATGTAAATGATTCCAAATTAGCAGTTTCAATCAATAAACTTGCAGAAGTTGTTTCTAAATTAGTTAATCTAGTTAATGCAGAACCACTAAATGTTTCTAAATTAGCAGTTTCAATCAATAAACTTGCAGTTGCAGAGTTTAAATTTGTAATACTTACATCTTGTGAGTCATTTGTAGTTTTAGATGCTGATGCAGATGTAATTAATGAACCAGTAATAGTTGCTAATGCGGTGTCGTAAGCAGTAAATCCGGTAGTTGATTGTAAAGTTACTTGTGATGACCCACTTACTAACCCACTTCCACCTAATATTTGAGATGAACCAGAGATTACTCCGTTAGTTGCGTTTATTGTACCATTGAATGATGTTGCAGTTGATGTTCCTATTGTTGTAAGTGAACCACTAACTTGTACTGAACCAGTAAATTCGTGTGTATCATTTCCAAAATCACCGAATTTATTTGAACCACTACTAAATAAAACACTTGCCGTTTGATTAACAGTTGTTAAATTTATAATAGTTAAATCTGTAATACTAGTTCCACTTAATTGAGATGAACCCGAAATTATTCCCGATGGTATTGAACTAATATTTGCGTATGTTATTTGTGATGAACCACTAATTACACCATCTGCATCCAACTTACTCTTAATGGTTGTGTTGATTGAAGATGTGAATGTTTCTAAATTTGTTAATTTAATATCTTGTGTATCATTTGTAGTTTTTGCAGTTGATGCTGAACTAATCAATGAACCACTAATTGTTGCTAATGCCGTATTTTGAGTTAATTGAGAACCACTAAATGTATTTAATGAATCTAATATTGCAATCACTTGCGATGAACCACTTACTACACCATTTGTTGCATTTATTGCTCCATTAAATGATGTTGCAGTTGCAGAACCTATTGTTGTAATTGAACCACTAACTCTTAATGAACCTGTTATTGATGTTACTGCTAATGATGATGTACCAAATGAACTATCACCTTTTGTAACTATACCCGCATCCAAATTTAAACCATTACCAACATTTGTTAAAGTACCTACTATGTTTCCCGCTGCTCCAACAAATTTGATTGAACCAGTTGAAACATAAATATCTCTCCAGAAATAATCTTCAGAACCTAAATCAAATGCGTTTGTGATTGAAGGGATAATTGATGAACTTACAGATGCTATTACATTAATAGTATCGGATGATGCATCACCAATTGTAATTGCTCCACCTAATGTTAAATTACCTGCAATATTTGCATTTCCAGTAATATCTAACCCAGAACCTGAAATTGGTCCGAAATTTCCGGTACTGCCTGTACCTGTTGCCGATAATACGATATCTCCGTTTGGACCACCGACTAATAGAGTTCCTAATGTTGTGTTTACGAATGGTTCTCCGAATGCTAACGAACCTGATTGTTGTGCGGTTGTCCCACGTCTAAATTTAAGTGCCATCTAGTTTACCTTTTTTTTAGTACGATTAATTATGTTATGTATATAAATATTTATTTATTTTCTAAACTCTAAATTTTAGCCAATAATTCTTTGATTAATTGAATTAATAATAGTGGTTGGAATGGGATTTATATAAAATTATGCGATTGAACCTGTAACTAACCATTTCCAATCAGAACCATCATACATATATAAATTTGTTTTACCATACGATGATGATGCTACTAACATTCCAGCTTCTCCATTTGGGAAAGTTGTTACGGGTGTTAATTTAATAACATTATTAATATTAACCGAACCAGTTACATTTAATGAACCACTTATAGTTTGATTACCAATAAATGAATTTGAACCCGTTGTTGCCAAACTTCCTGTTGATTGACTTGCAGTATATTCGTTAAAAGATGTTATAGATAGTTTTTCAGCAATATCTAAAAGTAAATTATCTCGAAAATCAATGAATCCATTTATATCATTAATTACAATTTCTGAAGAACCCGAAAATATGGCAGTAGCTATAGTTCCTATTTGTATTTGAGTCCAACCAAAATCATTTCCAACATTTGAGCTATCGGTTAATATCCAAACTGAACCACTATCTTGTTGAAAAACTATTAACCCCTCATATACATTAGCAGATGATAAAGCGTAACGGGATGTTTGGTCAGCTAAACTAAATCTAGCATCAACTGGGTCACTATTTGTTATGTTAAAACCACTAGGTAATATAATTGCCATTTCTTATTTTTATTTTATGTTAATGTATATGTTATACTACTTCCTGCACCACCTGCTTGCAAAGTATTTATCTTATAAACTTTATAACTACCAACTGTTGTTAGTGTAAACGAACCAAATAGTCCAAATCCAGCTGATGTAATGTTTGTTAAATTTGCTCTTGCTGAATCAAATACTATGTAATGGAATTTATCACCAGTCCAAGTTATTGTTACACTTTGTCCACTTGCCGTTGTTGTTCCTTTTGCAATGGTTCCAATATTACCACCCAATGTAGTATCCCAGGCACCAATATTTTCTAATTCACCTTCGGTAAACGATGTTGCAGTACTCGCACCATATCTTAAACTTCTAATTTTTGTATAAGTAGTAG